CCGACCAAGAAGAGAACGATGACGACGCACCGAACCACAATATCATCATCAACAATTTCAACCAATACAACCAATACAACTACGAACATCAAGACAACATCAACAATTATATTCTAGAGCGTGGATAATCATCTCTCGCCGCTCGCCGATTGCTCGCCGCTCGCCTGTGATATAAAACCAATAAAAATTAACACTTTTTTATTGGATTCCATTACATTACATTACATTCCAAACTGGCTAAAATCTGCCATGACAGGTCGTGGCGCATTAATATCCTCTGACCTAGAATAATTCGGCACCTTCTTGCATTCAAATGCGGGTTCGGGACATCTAGCACAAGCTGGACAAGGTGGGCATTTGTGAGCATCACCTCCTGTTCCTGCGCCGCTTGCGCTTGCGCTTGCTTGGTCGTTGCCACTTATACTATTCATACCAGGAATTCCCGCGGGTGTGTTTATTGGAAACGTGCTGGGAGATAATGCGCTAACTGGCGCGCCGAGAGATGATGCGCTGATTCCACCATTAATGCTTGGGTCATATTTCGGGGTTGGTGGTAATTTCGTATTGGATGAAAGGTCTTTTGTTGCGATAGGTTTGAGTGGGTCCGGAATGTCAGACGATCTCATATCAAATCCATCACGAATGTAGTTGCCTAAACTGGATGCTAGAATCAACGAGAAGAGTAGAATAAGTAATAGATGAACTTTGGTGAGTTGCATTATGTTATAATATATAAATAAAAGAATTCGAGTAAATAATTGAATGAAAATATTATAAATAATATAGAATACAGAAAACGTCACACGATGGAACAAGATTCGAAACATGAAGAAGTCATTATTACAAAGAAAACAAGACAACCCAGAGGTTCTTCTAATGCTACAATTCTCTCGACATCATATACTACGGCCTCCGCGGCTGGAGCGAACACCGCAGAGACACCAACGCATAAATACGAGGTAGGCGTGGATGAAGCTGGACGCGGGCCATTATTCGGACGTGTTTATACTGGAGCGGTAATACTCCCTCCTGCTCATGCCCACCATACTCCAGCATCTTCCGTCGGTTTCGACTTCTCTCTTCTAAAAGATAGCAAGAAGTTCCATTCCGAGAAGAAAATTCGAGAGGTAAGCGACTATATCAAGGAACATGCCGTTGCGTGGGCGATTTCATACGAGGAAGCCGATGTTATCGACTCGCTGAATATCCGACGCGCAACGCTTCAATGTATGCGGAACTCAATCAATACAGTGATTAAAAAACACGCATCAGTGCCTAGCGCCGCCGCTGATGCTGCGCATCATATCGACGATTACCTCCTCCTTATTGACGGCAACGATTTCATCCCTCTCTGTAATTATAATCAAGAAACAAGCGAAATCGATACATACACTCATGTATGCGTTGAAGGCGGTGATAATACGTATGCTTGTATTGCTGCAGCGTCGATTCTTGCCAAAGTCGCTCGTGACGAGTATATTGAAAAATTATGCGACCAGCATCCGATACTAGATGAAATGTATTCGTTGCGAGGAAATAAGGGATATGGCGCAAAAAAACATTTAGATGGCATACGCGAGCATGGGATTACACAGTGGCACAGGAGGTCGTATGGAATCTGTAAGACGTTCGAGTAACGAACGACGGTCCGCATCACTGCGGACAAGCAGTTAGAGTAACGAACGACGGTTCGAGTAACGAAGTACGGTCCGCGTATTAGCACCCACTAGACGCATTTGAACTCCATTCGCTCCTGCCATACCCCATAAACCCGCCAGGGATCGGCATCGATGCGCTCAGTCGCCCGTATTTCTGCTCAAGAATCTGTAATTCATATTTTTTTAGGCGAGCGTTCTCGGCCTTTAATGCGGCAATTTCACCCTCCATTTCCGATAGTTTGGATTGTAATTCCTCAATGCTTGATTTCACGGCAGTTGGTTCGGCAGCAGACGACGACATTTGACAGCTTGGATGATGGAATAGTGCTTTATTTACTAACATACAATATGTATTTCAATTTTATTTCGTGTCACATGTCACATGTCGATTGTTATTTGTTCGTCCTCATCAATTCCCGAATATGATTTCGGAGCAGATTGTTTTCAATTTGGACCGTCCGGAGTTCTTGTTCGATTTCGAGGACCCTGGCTTGATACTCGTTGAGATTGTCTTGGATATTCGAAAGCATTCCCATAAATGAAGCCGGGTCCAAACCATTCGCAGGCTTCGATGCCGAGACCGTTCTAGAGGAGGTCGATGTAGTGATGATTGTCATTCTGCGATATAGTATTTGATATTCATGAAAAAGATTTCAATTTTATTTTTGTCGGAATGTATTGTATAGAATCATCAAGACACCACCCCCTCCGTCCTACAAATATGGTCTGTGCTATTTCTTGCGCCATCGCGTTTATTTTTATTGTTGCCAACATTTATTGTTGTGTATTCTCTCATCGGTCAGGTGGAGTGATCCAAGAATTCGTCGCGAAATTATCACCAGAAAATCAGCGCCGGTATGCGGTGATCACACGCGAGCGCCAGGGTATTTATTTTATGGGACTGTTTCTTGGTTTCATCCTGGCGATGATACTCCTCGTATGCTGTCGGAAGTATTTCCTTGGCAGTGCTGGCACAGGTTCGCATGGCGGTGTGCTTTGTATGGTCGCGGCCGTCTCATTTAGCGTGAATTATTTCTATTATATTCTCTCACCGAAGAGCGACTGGATGGTGCTTCATCTAAAGTCCGGCGAAGAAACGCAGGCATGGCTAAAGGTATATCGCACGATGCAGTATAACTATCATATCGGTCTCGTGCTAGGTATTCTCGCGGTTGTCGCATTCGGGAACGCGCTGTGTTCGTAACGGAATGAAATGGAATGAAATGGAATGAAACGGAATGAAACGGAATGAAATGGAATGAAACGGAATGAAACGGAATGAAATGGAATGAAATGGAATGAAACGGAATGAAATGGAATGAAACGGAATGAAATGGAATGAAACGATATTATATTGATTTTATCAACAAAATCAATAAAAATTGATATATAAATACAGAGACACTAATAGTAACAGAAAGCATAGCATAGCGAGAATGAGTAAGCAGCAAAAAAAAGGCCTGGGGCAATACTTTACCGTGTCAGACGGATTACAACAGTTCGTATTTGATAAAGTAAATAACCGGTCATGTCGTATTCTCGAACCATCATTTGGCGCAGGTCATTTGTTGAAGAAGTTTAAAGAGTATGACCCGGATTATCCGATGGAATGTTATGAAATTGACAATACAATAACACCTGTCATCGCAATTAACGAACATCAACAGGTGACATATGGCGATTTCACCAAGCTAACGATAACGAAGAAGTTTAAAACAATCGTTGGAAATCCACCTTACGTGAAACAAACAACGGGAAATCTGTATATAAAATTCATCGAACTTTGTTATGAACTCCTAGAAGACGATGGCGGCGAAATGATATTTATAGTCCCATCGGATTTCATCAAACTAACGAGTGCGGCTGGCATTATTGATAAAATGACACGAACCGGAAGTTTTACCGACTTCTTGTTTCCAAACAACGAAAAACTCTTCGATGGGGCAAGTATCGACGTTCTTGTATTTCGGTATGAGAAGGGGTGTAGTAGTAAAACTACGAACTTGAATGGCAAACCCATGTTTTGTAATGTGAATAAGGGGATTATCACGTTCAGCGATACAGAAGTCTGCGATGGAGCGTCGTCGATTGATTCGCGGTTTCATGTATATGTAGGTCTTGTATCGGGTAAAGACGAAATTTACCGCGTGCCAATCGGTAATATTGAGGTTCTTGCCGACAAGGGCCGCGTGGAACGATACATATATACAGAAACGTTTCCTACAAATAATGCGGAAATCGACGGTCACTTACTCAAACACAAGGATAAATTATTAGAACGAAGAATTAAAAAGTTCTCGGAAAGCAACTGGTTTGAATGGGGTGCGCCTAGAAATATTTCAAGTATGCGCAAATACTGGGGGCGGCGATGTATATATATACGAAACATGACTCGTCATAAAGAGATAGCATTTACAGGAACAGTTCAATACTTTGGCGGTACATTGCTATGCCTTGTTCCTAAAATGGACGCCGACACCGAGACCGACACTATTAACAACATCGTCCAATACTTAAACTCATCTGTATTCCAAAAGGATTATATGTATGCTGGAAGATTCAAGATCGGACACAAACAAATAAGCACGGCGGTGGTCATTCCTTAAGCAAGAAGCGACCCGATATCGGCTTCTGCAAAACGCTTAGACCGTTCGATCATTTCTTTCACGGACTTCTGGATACAAAGAAGGAGTTCTTCCACTTTTTTTAGGTATTTCGCGTCGCGGTCGTCGCCGCTCTCGTCGATATGATAATCCGAATGAAGAAACTCGTTTTTCCAATTGATTTGAAGGTCGTTGCTCGGATTACTCACGTAAGTATGAATATCAAACACCGGTTTCAACAACACGTCTCCTGTAAGTTTGTTCTTTACAAGATAATGATATTCTGTAGGCTTGTGTCGCTGTTTCTTGATTTGATGTGCGAGACCTGCGTCGCGGATTCTCTCGATGAAGTCGTTCCAGTTTGAGGAGTAAGGGTATGTTGTAAGACCGGTAATGCTGTAAAATATGGATGGCTTATTCATACTGTTATCGGATGATTTACAGTCGGTGAGTTTCAGGTTGATTCGAATCGTATTTACCATGATATCACATGATGCGCGGGGCGGTGAAATCTGGACATCCCATGTCGGATGTTCCGCCAAGAGAATTCGTTTCATCTCATTCAAAAACGGCGTCTCCTTTATTGCGCTGTCGATGCGACCGTCGTCACTTTCAGATTTTGTAACACTGACCAACTGTGCAACTCTCTTTATTTCCGCGATTGTATATTCATAATCCATGATGTCACAGTGTTGTATATGATGTATTAGTAAAATAGAATCAATTTTATTTCGATTTTTCCTGCGCTGCACCTCACCAGAAGAGCTGGCTGACTAAAAAGGCTCTTCCTGCGATTAACAAGGCGCTTCCTGTCGCCAATAGGATTCTTCCTGTTGCCGCTACATTTATACCAGCTCTTCAGCCGGTTGCTGCCGTCGTAGGCGCAGTCAGTTCTCTCCGTAGATAATGAAATGAAGATGACCTCGAGCCACAACCCGAGCGGAGCGAGTGAATCGAGAGCAGCGACCGAATCGACGCGAGACACGATAAGAAATAAAATTGATATTAAAATTCTAATATAAAGAAATCCTGTGTTTCTTTATATTGACAATCGACAGACAACGATGCGCGTTCTAATCTTTGATACCGAGACAACCGGTCTCCCTCCCCGAAATACCCCGACGAATCAGACCGACAAATGGCCGCACATCGTTCAATTGAGTTGGGTGATTTACAACGACGAAACCAAGCAGGTTGAAGAAGAAAAGGACAATATTATATCTCTCGGAACTCATATTCCGATTTCGCCGGAATCCACCGCAATCCATGGAATAACCAGCGAGATATCGCGCGCACGCGGAGTCCATATCGAAGTCGCGCTGTTTGATTTCAAGCATGCCGCCAACCGGTGCGGTAAGATGGTCGCACACAATCTGGAGTTCGACAAGAATATGCTTCTCGTGGAGTTTTACCGCGCCAGAATGTTTCACACGGTGTTCGCTCCGGTGGAATATTGTACGATGAAGGAAGGAACGCCCATTTGTAAGTTGGTGAAGACGTGGGATGACGGACGGACCTCGCCGAAATACCCGAAGCTTGTGGAACTTTATTACACGCTTTTCGGCGCCGACGCACCAGCACCAGATGGACTTCACAACGCAAAGGTTGATGTGGATGTATGTATGAAGTGTTACGTGAAGATGATGGAAATGACTACTACAAACCTGACTACGACCGCATGAATGCCGATAGATATGTTCATCTTGTTATAATAAAAAATGTAAATCTTGTCAATGAACCCATTCCTGAGATTGAACCAATCAAAGTAGTCGAGGATTTACCTGTTGTTGAAGTGGTTGAACCAATCAAAGTAGTCGAGGATTTACTGGTAGTTCAACCAATCGAAGTAATAGAGGATTTACCGGTTGATGAACCAACTGATACTATTCATCATCCGTATCACAAAATAATATAAGAGTGAGTTAGATGATGTTTGTGTCATGAATGTAATATATTTTTTATTGTAATTATATAAAGAATATATATATATGCCTCCAAAATCAGTAAAAGGAACGTCGGGACCGGCTGATAAAGAGGGTGCTAAGCCACCATCATCTAGTCGTCCCAAACGGGTCTCTGCTACTGCTGCTTCTGCTGCTTCTGCTGCTGCTGCAACCGAGTCTGGTAGTGATGATGAACCGAAAGCACCAAAAAAAACATTTATTAAGTCTTCGACTTCAAAAACATCTCCCAGAGGTGCTTCTCAATCTGCATCAGTTAGAGGCGGTGAAGAAGCTCAACATTGGCAAATACCCGATTGGGAAAAAACATACGGTGACGATGTCCCTTCACCAGATTCACCTAGTATAGACCCAAAAAAAATATCAGCTGAGGCGAACAGATGGTTTAGTGAAGAATATCTTGACATCTTTATTAGTCATTTTCGTCGAAATACCGAGATTGCAAGGTCTAAACACCCAGAATGGTTGGAAAGAATTCGCAGGGGAAATAATCCATTCGCGGGACATCGTATTAATTTAAACCCCAAGCCAGAAGATTCAGATATGAAGTATTTTGGTTATTTTAATTATATGGAAAATCCTGGATTGGGCGTCTCTGATGATGAAATGAAGACTCTGAATGTCAAACGAGGAAGACCACCTAGAATTGTAATTTTAATTGGTGGTGCGTCTGTCGGAAAATCATCTGTTAAATTGAACTTTGTAGAAAATGCATCTGACCTGGATGTAGACGAACCCGTAATGTACGCTGATGCGATGTTTCAACAAATGCCTGATAAGGAACAAATATGGGGTAAAGGAAAAGGAATAGATCAAAGACGTATTATATATGCCGTCGTCGATAGATTAATAAGAAACGGTGATGATATTATTATTGATACAACTGGTGGTTCAAAAATGGCAATACATTATGCTATGAATAAAGCAAAATTGGCGGGTTATCAAATCGTATGTGTTGCGGTATGGTCACGTTTAGATGTTGCTAGAACAAGATGTGACCGTCGAACAGCAACTACATTACGAACGATGAATGGAAACGGTGTATATTTTACATTTAAAGGTGCTCATGAAGGTAGGCTAATTGAACATTACGCATTAAAACCGCGGTTTCGTAATAAAACCGACTTATTCTTTTTAATAGATAATACCGAAATGCCAACTAGAGACTTGGTCTCAGCAGCCGAAGCAGCAACTAAAGGTAACCAAAGTATCCTAGGGGATATTAGTATTCCACCAACTACGGTTTTAATTCTAAAAAATACACATGAAGGAGAATTGCGAACAAATCTTGTTTATAAAACACCACGTAGTCATGATGATATTCAGAGTATTGATTTTTATGGATGTAATGTTGATCTACCAGCACATTTTACTCCAGAACAAGCGATTGACCCATCTGAGATAATACGATGTCCTCCTCCGTCGGCAAAAAAGGGAGGTCGTCGAACGCGTAAAATAATAAAAATACGAAAAACCCATCGTCGTATTTATAAATCAAATAATCTTAGCAGTAAGCATACACGATATACTCGTCATTACCCTCACTAACTGTATTATTATTCATCACATTCGTCTGTGTCATATACCGATACTGATACTGATGCAGACGCAGATGCAGATGCAGACGCTAATGCACCAGAATAAGCGATTGAATTTGCTACTGAAGTTATTAATGGTGTGAAATAAATATGAACCCGTTTCATTTTACGGAGAAAATCCGCACTGACCAACCAATCGATTGCAGTTTTGTCAGAGTATTCTTTTATTTTTGGTTTGATAGAACATAGTCCGCTGTTTCGTGAAGACCGTGTCGATGGTGGTGTCATTTGACCATATGGCCATAAATTCGCGCGAGTAGTGAGGAGATAGAGTACGCGTGCAGGTGTCAGATATTTCAAAATGCGCGCGGTTCGGCGTTGGTCTGATAGTGGAATGAAATGCGCAGCCGATGACGACGATGACGTAGCTGTAGCAATAGACATCCAATAATCATAATCTGGAAAGGCGAGAGATATTGTCTGTGCGAAAAGACGCCGCCACTCTGCAAATGTACGAGATGCGATGACATCATCTGCGCGAGAATGAAGAAGTGGCCATACGTATAAATTCACGATATCTGTCACTGTTTCATTTCGAAAGAAATTGGGTACATGTTGCGATGATGAGCATACCGCACAGCACATCTCGCCTGGTCGCGGTTTCAAGAATGCGCGTTTTTCGCGCGTCATTTCACAATCTAGCCATGGGTTATATTGTGAAAGCAAACAGTAAAGTGATGTATTCATGCGCGGAACTTCGTGGATGACATGGAGTCTATCGTAAATTACACCATCCCGGTCGTTATTTTCGGATTGCGGTTCTTGAATACAGAGAGGTGGAGGGAATAGGAAATTCTTTCGGGTTGTCCATTCATGCACAGGAACGTAATATTTACGATTACGGGCGTCTTGGTCGATGGCGGCAGCGGTATCTTGGACCATGGTAGATGTTGTAGTAAAGAAATCTTTAAATGATGGTGAGTTGCGAAGCATCGTTGGTACTTTGATACGATACTTCAAATATGGAAAAGAAATTCAATTTATTTCACGATGAACAAAACTCCGTCTATCGCACTTTTGTGCGCTAAAACGATTTTGTTCAGGATGAACAAAACTCCGTCTATCGCACTTTTGTGCGCTAAAACGATTTTGTTCAGGATGAACAAAACTCCGTCTATCGCACTTTTGTGCGCTAAAACGATTTTGTTCAGGATGAACAAAACTCGCATATATCATCCTCATCCCCTCCCGCCGTTCCTCCACCCCCATCAGTCGCTTTCTCCGGCTCTACCGTAAATTGTTGTGCCTGGTGTTTGGCCTTCCGTCTCAAGTAATAAACCCCCGTTTTCAGTCCCTTATTCCACGCGTAAAAGAGCATAGATGTCAGAATATTGTAATTCGGTTCTTCTACCCATAAATTCATACTCTGGCTCTGACAAATAAATGCTCCGCGATCGGCTGCCATATCAATAATATGTCGCATCGGCATCTCCCATACCGTCTTGTATTTCAATTTCAACGCATCAGACAATCCATCGATATATTGAACGCTCCCCTGATTCGCAATAATATTCGTCTTAATGCGTTCATTCCACAGCCCCAGAGAGATAAGGTCACGGATAAGATACCGATTCACCATAATAAACTCACCGGCTAGGGTTCGGCGTGTATAAATATTACTAGTTATCGGTTCAAAACACTCATTATTCCCCAGGATTTGGGATGTGCTTGCGGTAGGCATCGGGGCCATGAGAAGCGAGTTTCGCAGACCATATTGTTGGATTTTACCTTTCAACGTGACCCAATCATATTGTCGTGTCCTATATTTTGGTGCGGGGTATGATTCGGCGGTAGGATCAATGCCCCACATGTCAAATTGAAGAATACCTTGTGAAGCAGGCGAACCTTTGAACGTTTCGTAAGCACCATGACGTGCGGCGAGTGTCATCGACGCCTGAAGTGCTGCGAAATAAATCGTTTCGAAAATCTCTCGGTTAAGTGTTTTGGCTTCTTCACTGTGGAATGGAATATTCATCATCATAAAGACATCTGCGAGTCCTTGCACGCCGATTCCGATGGGGCGGTGTCGAAGATTGCTGGTTCGCGTTTTAGTTGTTGGGTAATAATTAATATCGATAATTTGGTTAAGATTATCGACAAGGAGAATGGTGACACGTTCAAGCTCGGCGAAGTCTAGGAGGGGTACGCTTGGGGTGCTCCCCCCAACGGCGGGTTCGGAGACGACAGACGCAACGACGAACCGATTCAAGGCAATACTCGCCAAATTACAAACCGCCGTCTCATTATCATCAGAATACTCGATAATTTCGGTGCACAGGTTACTGCTCTTGATAGTGCCGACATTCTTCTGGTTGCTCTTTTTATTGGCCGCGTCTTTAAACAAAATATACGGTGTTCCTGTCTCCATCTGACTGTCAAGGATTTTCAGCCAGAGTTCTCGTGCCTTCACTTGTTTGCGTGCGCGGCCGTCGCGTTCATATCTCTCATATAGTTCGCGGAATTCATCGCCATATACATCCGCGAGACCAGGGCATTCATCTGGACAGAAATAAGACCACAGGTCAGAACCGCCGCCACCGCCGCGCACACGTTCCATAAAGAGGTCTGGCACCCATAACGCATAAAACAAGTCACGTCCCTTCATTTCTTCATCCCCATGGTTCTTCTTCATTTCCAGGAAATCCTCGATATCAGGGTGCCATGGTTCTAGGTAAATCGCGAAACTCCCGTTGCGTCGCCCTCCCTGGTCGATATACCGCGCTGTATTGTTATATACACGCAACATCGGGACAATACCATTGGATGAACCATTTGTTCCGCGAATATGCGACCCCGATGCGCGGATATTATGAATATGAAGCCCGATACCGCCCGCATGTTTGGAGATTTTAGCACAATCTTTAAGTGTATCAAAAATCCCGTCGATACTGTCGTTTTCCATCGCGACGAGATAGCACGAGCTCAATTGAGGACGAGGGGTAGCCGCGTTGAATAACGTCGGTGTTGCATGAGTCATATATTTATTCGACATCGCGTCATACGTGTTTTGGATATACACAAGCTTTTCATATATTGTGTGTGTGTCAGTGCGCTGGCTGTGAATACCGAGCGCAACACGCATCCACATATGTTGTGGCCGTTCTACAATCGTTCCGTTACATCGCATGAGATAAGACCGTTCGAGCGTCTTAAATCCGAAATAATCGATGAAATAATCTCGCCGATGTTCAATCATCTGTTCGATTGCTTGATGAACCATATACGGACCTGGACCGGAGCCATTTCTTGGTGTATCTATAATTTCATGTAGAAAATCCCATACCTGCTTACTAATAATCGGAACATGTTTGTCGTTGGCGTCACGGAATTCGTATAATTGGCGCATCGCTTGATAAAAGCCACCAGGAATATTCTTATGTGCGTTGGAAATAATAATATAGGACCCCAACGTGCCATAATCTGGGTGCTGGACCGCCATCATCGCACACTGCTGAGCGGTGAGTTCATCGATTTTCATGGTTGGTATTCCATCATATAACTGGTCGATGATTTTAATGACGAGAGTTGTATAATTCACACCGGTAATACCGGCATCCTGACCTAGCATCTTTAGGCGGGCAAGTATTTTGTCGAATGCGACAATCTCTCGTTCGCCTGTTCGTTTAAGGACATACAAGTCTTCTGAAGCCGATGCGGATGTCGTCATCTTATCTTATCTTCTTTTGTATAATATATATATTCGTTTGGTTTAATATCTATTCGGGAATGAAATACTGTAATGAATACCTGGCTTTATTTTTACTGGTTGTTGCGGTTGTAGTCGCAGGGCCTCTTATCGACGCAATCCATGATTTTAGTGCGCTTACAGGTGGCGGTGATTCCACCAAAAAACAACGCGAAGGATTCAGCGCCGACCGTGTTCCATCCGGCGAATATCCGCGTGAAGTGGATGAACCGTTGCTTTATCCAACGTATCCCAAGAAAGGTGCTGGTTATGGCGTGGTTCTTCGAGATAATGATTCCGAAAATAATTCCAAGTTGTATCCTGTTGCTGCGAATTTGAGCAATTATGACCAGGCGACAAATAATGTCCGTGATTGGGTTACGCCGGATAATGGTTCGTGCTCACCCGCGGGGATGTGTGGGGCATTATACGCGCCAAAGGCGCCGGCTGAATATAACGTGCCTCAGCCACTTCCATTAGACCATCCAGAACGTCGAGTAGGATTTTATGCTGCTGGGTCGGCGTAATATAAACAATAAAAATAATATCTTCGTTCCACACCCATTTTTATTGTTTTACTTTACTTTCATCTATTTCTAAATCATCTATTTTAAAGCAATTGATTAGAACATCTGACGGGCGTTTCGCGCTATGTTTTTTGTATGTATTGATATCGTTAATCAACATTAATGTTGCCATGTTTGTTGCGGTGAATTCGGTAGTCGTGGTGTCCGTGGCTATATGATGTGTAATATTATCATTATCATTATCATTATCATTATCATTATCATTATCATTATCATTGCGTCGTGTATTCGTCATCATCGGTGTCGGAGGTATAATCGCATTATTCAGTTTGACTATTTTGAAGAATTCGCCGCCAGCGCCACCGCCACCTGAAAGCGCCGTCACCCCCGCCAGCGCCGCCACCGCGGTCTTACGTTTCGGTGCGCGATGTTCATACCCACTCTGGCGCTCTTCTTCGATTGTAGCCCATACATCTTGTAATATGCGCGCTGCTTCCTCAAACCAAAGCCGATTCCTCTTTACAAGAACACAACTATATTCATCTAGATACCAGTAAATTGTTCGCACCCAAATACTTCGAATGCGTTCATGTTTTGCAAACATATCAGCTTCCCATTTATCATATTCCGCAGTAGTCAGTCCGATTGGTGCGTATTCGTACAACTGTATCGGCGACGATACACAACCATGTTGTGTCAGTGCTGGAGCGGATTGAAACCATAGTATGAAACCTTTCTCGTTGGCGGGAGTGGCTGCGAGATACTCTTCTTCGTCGTTATATTCTTTGAATCGGGTCTCTACAAAATCGCATTCGTCGAGCCCACACACTTCCATTTGAATCTGGGTTTGAATCCAATATTCTTCTTTCGGTTGTCCTGTAATCTCTCGGTTAAAGATATTCTTAATCTCCACCATCCGACCGAAGATGGCCGATGTAGGGTCGATATTTATTCCATCGGGAGAAGCGCCAATGAAAGGATAGCTGTCATGTTGAATACACCCAAATTCGCCGAGTTTGGTGCGATTACGATATTCATAGACCATTACAGTGACTGGTTCGTAGCGTTGGCCCCAGTGAAGCGGCGAATTCACAGAACCTTGCGTCGGACCGGTGCTTCCGCTCCCGACACTACCGTCTTCTTCGCTCGCGCAATATTTCTTACACTTTTCATAAATAAGTTGATTCACAGATGCTTGTGTTCCGAATGCCTTAGATGCCGCACTTGCCGTGATTAAGTTATTTCGGCGAGAGTACCATTCCGGCGTTCGTTGCTCAGGTTGCGGTTTTTCACGCAAGGTCTGGATTTTCTCTGTCATCTTACGAATTGTCTCAGCGGAAGATTGAATGATGGGGTGTGTCGCTGGCGATACGCGAGGCGGGGCGATTTCATCGTAAAATCTCTCAGATATATCCTCATATAGCTGACGAATATAAGCATCAGTGACTTCATTTAAGGCATCCGCTTCAGCTGAGGTGGCCGACGAGAAGTTAGACACATTTGGGCTTATTTCCGAGAAATATTGGCACAGATAGCTCTCAATCCATGTTCCAACGACTTCTTCTGTATTGAAGTCCTCGCGCTTGAATTCCAGTATATTCTCTCGCGCAACATCGGCCAGTTCATCAAGCGCGTCGTTGATAATTGTCTCTCGGTCTTCATCGGATGGAAGTACGGAATACGGGGCGGTGGGGTCGTCATCGTCGTCGTCGTCGTCGTGGCTCTCGATGGCGTCGTCTGTGACGGTGGCGTCACTGTCTGTCTCGTCAATATGTCTATTATATTCATGATTGTCGATTTTAACATCTTGATTGTAAATCATACTCCATATAAATAGATAAATAATAGATTTGCGTTTATATTCATAAATAACACAGTAGATTCAATTTTTTGCCTTAGTAATATTATATCTAGGTATAGTAGTAATTCATTATATGGTTGGAGCGGGTTTATTGCCCGCGGCTGTTCATAAAGGTGTTATTTATTTGTTATTCGGGCGAGAGAATGAACTCAATGATACGCCTGGTTGGGCTGATTTCGGAGGTGGTTCGAAAAAAAATGAGACACCGATAGATGTAGCTACGAGAGAAGGGAGTGAAGAACTCAATGGGCTTCTTGGCTCGCAAAGTATGTTGAAACGGGTCGCAGTTCGGCATAAAATCGCAGAGTTGAAATTTCATTCATATACGACGATTATCTTTAAAACAGAATACGACGAGAAACTAGAGGATTATTATTTGAATAATTACAAGTTTTTCGAGAAATACTTGCCAGGTGCGAAGAAAAATCCTCATAATGGTCTTCTTGAAAAGGCGGAAATCAAATGGTTTTCATTCGCGGATTTGCGTAAAAACCGCGGGAAATTTAGAGAATTCTATCGGAATATGGTGGATATAATATTGGAACATGAGAGTCATATAAAACGCAAACTCATGAAACCTGTTTGTGGCCCGAAATGCAGTTTCAAGGTTACGCGTGGTGATGTGAAAATTGAAAAAAGAAAAAGTCGTAGATATGGTAAAAAATCAAATATGAAAACAAAACGCAAAAATAAAAAAATAATATGATTATATATACTTATACGTAATACATATAATTATATAATAGTAGTATTATGGCTTCAGCTGCTGATGCTGCTGCTGATGCTGCTGCTGATGCTGGTTCGCTTCCTAGCATATTAGATAAGACGTCTGAGTTATATTTTTGGAATAGAGTCGCCCGAGAACCGAAAACATCTGTTTATACGTTAAACCCCGGTGGTAGGTTATTTGGAACTTCAGATTTTGAAGGAGTAAGTTTTAGTATGTTAAATTTATTCGACAATCCAGATGATGTCACTACTAACGTAATTCGTTCAGAACCTCACTCATTAGCAAATTTGATGAAAGAATTTATCGTTCGCGATGGGGAACACGGCATACAATGCGCAAACACAAATGATATATTTTATTTTAGTGGAGATGTGTGGGGAGTTGGGCCTCGTAATATTCAATTGTTGAGACAACTTGTTAATATGAAAACGAAAAATAAAGAGAGGACTATTATAATTGATGGTAATCGTGATTTGAATAGAGGCAGATGGACAATCGAGACCGACTTAACCATCGATTCAAGAAAATCTCTGGTTGATGCAATGATAGCATTTAATAATAACCCATCTAATGGTATAGAACTATTAAAGAGTGTAGGTATTGACTTTAAATATACAATACCCAAAGGTTCTGACGAATCTTATGACGGAGACCTTCCGTTCAATTATTTATGGAGGTGGAGTGGTAATATTAAAGTCACGCCGGTGGTTCCAGCCGTAGATTGGGGTATCCGGATCGCAAGTTGTCATACCGCAAAAGATAGAGTCGAAATGATATCTGAATCTATGGGTGAAAAAAATGGTTGGAGATTTGTATTGGATGAATACGCACTTATGTGTGGAGATGACTTTGTTCGAGCAGTAGAATCCATGGATGATGATATTAAATACAAGATATATTTACACTTGGTGTATCTTATGTCATCGAATAAAGATACGATAGACAAAAGCAAAAATGTATGCCATCCGAACGCAACCGATTTTGTCGATATATATTTAGCTCAAATGAATGCGAGCAATTTATATGCATTAGTAAATTTAGAAGCCACCGGAGAATTCGCACTTATTTCGCATGGAGTAGTTTCTAAAACAGAATTACCAGTAAAACCAGGAACGATTCCCGAACCTGAAACTGCTACAAAAAAAAATGTAGTTGTTTCTCTTGAAGACGGTATTAAACAAATCGAGTCTGGAATGATTCAAATTGCGTCAGATCCTAATCCGAATGGATGGTTATCGCTTAGTTCATCAATAACTTCAGTAAGTTTTGGCGCTTATTATGATAGAGATAAATATAATTTTATAGGCATGAGTCATGATGTTACCGGTTCATTTTCAAACATTAAAGGGGGGCGAAAAGGTGGATTATTAAAAGACACCTCGAAATTAAATAAATCAAATACACTTTTTAATTTACACAAGGTAACGTATAGAGTGAGTGGTCACACCCCAACAGGATATATTGGATTAGTCAAAAAGAGTTCATCAAATGATAAATATTATTTTTGTACGGATGTATCTAAAACGGATAAACAAGATTATGGCACCAAAAAGAGATATACTTGTTGTTTCTTAATTTTAAAGCCTGATATAACAAAAACTCCAAAAATGACATCACGCTTTATTGGAAGGTTTGTTATTGAACCTACCGATATAACCAAATCAAATTTAGTTCTGAACCCAAGTGATACATCTAAACCACTATATGTGAATTATAGTATAAATGTAGATGTATTCAACCCGGAAAACCCTTATTTAAGTTTGCCAGTATTAACGTATGGCGATAGATATGTTAAATTTTCATACAATCTTGAAGGATTTGATAAACGTGTAACATTACACGATAGTAAAGCTGCAATACTTGAAGCAGATAGTTTGGCGTCTTTATTAGGTGAGCCACCACAGTCAGTTCCAATGTCGGCCAACTATTTGAAACTGCTGGGACATGGTGGAACCCGTCGTCGAAACTATAGAACATCTACTAAAAAATCTAAAAAAACGAAAATCACCAAAAAACGGCATTATAAAAATAAACGAACTTCACAAAAAAAACATAAAAGGTCTAGAAAATAAATAACAATATGTACGAAGACGATGCGTATCGTAGTCAATGCTTAATTTATATCATTTATCAAAGTATTATCATTCGTTTCCACATCATTTGCCGTAATTAGTTTCCTCTTCTTCGACATACTAGTCGTTGGTGCGAGAGATTTCAAAGTAGATTGACGCTTTTCGCATCTTTTAAGCGTGAATTTTTTAAACCCAGCATGATAAATGAGACAGGGAATACTTGTTATTTCGCCGGTGGCTTTGTCATATATGACATCCTTGGCGCGCATAAGTTTCTTCTGTTCGATCGCACTCACAAGAAATTGATAAAGCGCGGTTATTTCTTGCTCCGTATGATTTTCTTTCTTACCATGTCGTCCAGCAAACTCTTTCAGTTTAACAACCTTTCCGGATTTATCCAGTTTATTCCAAGGGTCACTTTTATTCGCATTTTTCTCGTTTTCAAGTATATCATCAATGTTTGGATTCGTCACAATATCTGGTTTCAACATATTGTAATTACCTGTGAGAAGCATATTCTTGTAATTAATACTCTTAAGAGCAGCGTCATCATGATGTTGTGCTTGTGTGGATTGATGATTCGCGTCAGGCACCGACGTGGTTTCGGAGGACATAGTGGCGGCGGATGCAGGTTTGCGAGGCATTTCGATATACATTATATAGTAAGATGACTTAAAGTCGTTTTTCGTATAATATGGGTTTCATGAACAAAATTAAATACAAGTTTGTGTAATCCGACCACACACGCTTCCTTGATTGGCAGTAAGGATATTGACGAACCTCTACATGAAGTGAGTCGAATTTGTAATGTAATGTAATGTAATGTAATATTGTAACAATAAAAACACTTGATTTTTGTTATTGTTACACTGTGGAGGAATCTTATGATTTTACATGGGGAGTAAAAGTCTAGCAGCGGGTTGTGCAGCAGCCGTATTCAAATGCGGGGTCTTTGGCTGGACGGGGGAATGATGAACGAACAACTTTGGGCTTGGACGACCCACATTCACCTTGGTCGTATTGCCATTAAATGCGCTGATATTCAGTGTAAGTTTGGCGCAGGGGGGCGCAGAAGCCGACGCGAAAGTAGAGGGATTCAAAGACATTTTATGATATACATAAACATTTTATATTTATATCGTATAATGTGATATTATATGATATAATGACTTTACATTATTTAATGACGACCACCTAGAGACAGACCCATACGAGTTGCCTCTGTCCGGGTAAGTGCGCCTGCGTTGTTGGCAGCGATTTGAGCAGAACGAGAGGGATCCGCTAAATATCCATTCGCGTTCATCTTATAGCCGTTAGACATATAAGATAACTTGGCAGAAGGACGACCTCCAATTGCAAAATTCACAGTTCCAGTGACGGAACCGCTGGCGCGGACCTTGGAGATGGCGTGTGCGATAGAAAGGGTATTCAAAGACATTTTATGATATAGTAACAGAAAATACTTCATATTTATTTTACGCACAAATAAAATTGAAATCTTTATTTTCGTTTGATTCAACGCTACAGACACGGCCGACTCAATGAATCTTTTCATTCTCTCACTCGACCCCGCTAAAACGGCGGAATATATGATGGACAAGCATATTGCTAAAATAATCCTGGAAGCGGTTCAGATGTTATGCACGACTCAGCGTTTGTTGGTAGGCGACCAATCGGGCGGTTGCGAACCTTGCGTTTATAAAATCGCACACAAGAACCACCCCGTTACGATTTGGTGCCGTGCTTCCCAAGCCAACTTCATTTGGACTCTTGACCTCATCGACGCCATGCATGCTGAATGGAAATATAGATACGGACATCCTGCTCACAAGCAACACAAGTCGCACAACGTCGCACAGTATTTGCGAGTGAATATCCCCCCAGCGACCGCATTTGAATGCGTCAAGTCACCTGGTATCATGACACCTTTCGCACTTGCGATGCCCGATGAATTCAAGATTCGCATGGCCTCGACGGCCAACGGCACAGGAGCAGCAGCAACAGCAACAGGAACAAGCCACGGCAAGGATATCTATGATGCGGTTGCGTCCTACCGGAGTTATTATTTGTCCGAACCGAAGCGCCGGATTGCGAAATGGGCGAAACTGCGCGAGACTCCGTTGTGGTATGCGCGCGGCCTGCGCAAGATATACGGTAGGTCGGGGCCCAAACTAGTAATAAAAAGATAGATAAATATTGAATAATACAATACAATACAATACAATACAATACAATACAATAAATGAATACAATCATCCAGAATTTTTCAATCAGTGGAATCTACGAACATTATTCTTGCGGTGGTCCCATGTCACAACCCGGCGCAAAAACCGGCTTCATTCATCGAACGATGTACTTCCCACATCAAGATGACGCCGAAATCTCTCACATCATCAAAATACATTCTAGATTTGTCGTTGTAATTCAGCAAAATGAATACG